GAACTCGCCGTTGGACGAGGTGGCGGGGCCGAACAAGGTCAATCGCCAGCTTCGCGACTTGTTCCGTGATGCGTTCGACGTCCTAGGTGGTAGCGCGTGGCTCGTCGAGTTTGCCATGAGGAACGACCAGAACGCTCGAGTGTTCGTTCAAGCGATCTCGAAGCTGCTCCCCGCTTCGGCTACCCCTATGAAGGGCGAGCAGATCATCCTTGATATTCCATGGCTGACAAAAGACAGACTGGCCTACAAGGAGGGCGCAGTGGACAACGACGTCTCAGAGCTACTCCCAACTCCGAAGCGCTAGGATGGCCACTTACCGGCGGTCAACCTCTGAGGACTTACCTGGTCCGTATCAACCACCAGCTATACCTCCGATGTCTGATGTCCCAAAAGGACTCGCAGACATGTTCGCCGCTGCGCTACGGGGTGGCACTAAGGCTACACTTGGTTTGCCTGGTGACCTAGAAGGACTAGGTCGTCTAGGCATTAACTGGATGCATGGGTCTGAAGCTGTCTCACCAAAGGCAGCTCTTTGGAACACCGAGGATATGGATCGGATGTTACCCCCCATGACGCCATTGACAGGCGGTAGCGGGCGCGGGAAGGAGCAACATCCCTACGAGTCAGTCGGTCAGTTCCTCCCCATCAATGCCGTAGGACCAGTAATAAGTGGCGCAAAAGCAGTTGGACGAGGGGCTAGTGAGGTAGCAAATGCCCTTCGGATTTCTGATATAGCCCCCGACTTAGGGCGACGTGGTGCTTTAGGAACACTCGGGAAGGCTGGAGCCGTAGCACTAGCTCCTATGGCAGCTATTAAGGCGTTGCGCGAGGTAGCGCCTGAGGCGAAACTACTCGGCTCAGAGGCGGGAGCTGTTAAAGAAGGCGTCGCAGAGGTTGCAGGTAAGATTGCTGGTAGGTTTACACCTGCACAGCTTAGTGTTGGTCGTAGTCTTGAGTCTGCAGCGAACACTCTAGGGTATGAGCTCCCTCCACACTTTGATGATGTGCTAAAAGAAGCTCGTAGACTTTATCCAGGTACGTCAGATGATGCTCTTGCAACTGGTATCAACAACCTAAGCAAGATGCATGAAGAAGACTTAGCATACCATCTGTTTAGTGGCGAGCATGGTAGTGCTGAATACAAAGGCTTAGGCTGGTCTGATCTTGAAAAACAAGGGATACATACCACAGAAGATCTGTATAAAGGTGTATTCAAAGGGAAAGTAGATCCAAGCAAGCTTCGTTTAGATATACTTGGAGATTTGTCAAAACGACCGCCTGAGTTCGGTTTTAAAGTGCCCCCGCATGAAGAACTATTCACTAACATGCAGGGAAACATTGAAGCTGAATACATGTTTCAAAAGTACAAAACTCCACAAGAAGTAGAGAAGTATCTGAAAGATTTGGAGGACATCTCTAAACATAATGGTACTCCAAACCCAGTTGGCAACGATGTACGCAAACGTGCTACTCAGTTCTTCAAAGACCAGGAGATGCTCCTCGAATCACAAAAGCGCTATAAAAGCTTGGGAGATGATATAGAGTTCAGGCATGCTCCTAGAGCTAAAATCAGTATAGCTCCCGTATCAGCTGACACATCCACCCCCCTCGCGGCCGGGTTCTTAGCCTCTGCGCTACGCAAAGACCTGATAATGGCACACAACGTCCGACCACGGAGCTTGCAAGTGGAGAATGGAGGACTACCGTCAGAGTTGTATAACCCTTCATTTGGCATCGGGAAGGACAAAGTGCCAGCGTTTGGAGGCGAGACCGCCATTTTGATACCTCGTCCGGAGAAGTTCGACCCCAAAACCTCGAACACAGTATTGACTGCACTTGACAGTTTCTCCCCCCGTTACAGAGATGCTGCAGGTGAACGAGTGGATGCACTACGGTCGCAGATACGTCCTGATGTTGCTCCTAACTTTCAAACTTCATGGAACGCAGATTTAGCGAAAGGGCGCGCAGCAAATGATAGACTTTGGGATCGATTCATATCCATAAACCCCATGGGCGGAATTGGTGGTGAGGGTATGAGTGGCAAAGTTGTTCCCGGTATAATGGAACTTCCCAAATATGGCTCAGGTGCTAATCCTAAGTTAATAGCAGAAGCGCTCCGGAGGCAGACAGAAGCACTTAATCGCATTGATCCTTTGCATAGAATGAGCATCGGACCACGACATCAGTCCTATGAAGCGTTCAATGAATCACCCTATGGTGCTAATCGAATCAACAGCACTAGTCCGAAGAACCGTCCTATGGAGTCGGTTTACGAGGATTTAAACAAATTCATAGATGCGCACTTCAGTGCAGAACATGATTTCACACCACGGCAAAAGTACAAAGCTCTCGTAGATGCAGCTGGAGCTAAGGGCGAAGCACCAGAAGTACGAGCTGAAGCGCAAAGTATAATCCGGGATTTGAGAACCATGCACTCTGCCTACGGCGAATTAAAAGCCTTCGGACCAGTGGGTCTTAATAAAGAGAACTTCGCAGGTATCATTCTCCCCCCCACCACAAGTGATGCAGACTACAAAGTTGCGACTGCATTACGCGAAAGTGCTAAAGAGCGTGGGTTGAGAGTTACTAATGAGCCTGATTTGTCTTCTGGGTTTATGGACCAACAAGAAAAAGAAGGACAGATGGCTGAGATGGTTCGGTGGCTACTAAAGGCTCCTAGGAAATAATGAGCCTGAAGTACGTCCCTAGGCCTCAGTTTCTACCGATGCATAATCGGAAACAACGGTGGGGCGTCCTAAACACACACAGACGGGCAGGGAAGACCGTAGCACTAGTAAACGACCTTATATTTGGTGGTCTGGAATGCCAGTTGCACAAGCCGCAACTTGCCTACATTGGCCCTACGTACTCGCAGGCGAAGAAGGTAGCTTGGACATACCTCAAAGACTACGCAGATCCATATCTTGGTAAGCCGCCACAAGAAGCAGAGCTTAAGATTACTCTGAAGAACGACGCTACGATCTACGTACTAGGATCAGACAACGCCAATACATTGCGGGGAATGTACCTGGATGGTGTAGTGCCAGACGAATATGCGCTTTTCAAGCCATCCGTCTTTTCGCAGGTCATTCGTCCCGCCCTCTCCGATCGAAATGGATGGGCGTTGTTTGCTTCTACCCCTCAAGGGAAGAACTTATTCTACGACATAGTACAAAAAGCTAAGAATGCGCCAAACGAGTGGTACTCGATGCGCTTGTCTGCTGATACATCTGGCATTATTCCAGCAAAGGAACTGCTAGATCTTCAAAGAGATATGGATCCAGAGGAATTTGCACAAGAATACTTGTGTTCCTTTGACTCTGCGCTTAAGGGTGCCATCTACGCTAGCGAGATAAACCTACTATTCTTAGAGGGGCGCTTAAAAACAGGGCTGTATGATCCTAGTTTACCAGTTTACTGTGTCTTTGACTTAGGTTTTACTGATGCTACCGTTTGTATCTGGTTTCAACTTGCGCATAATGGTTCAGTAAGAATCGTCCATTGTGAGTCCACGACTGGCGCAATCATTGATTACCACATTGAGAAGATTTTACAGTTTGAAGGTTCCGTCGAAGCGGTGTTTCTCCCCCATGACGCCAAAGCAAAGAATCTTCAAACTGGTAAGTCTGTCGTAGAACAATTCTTAGCAGAAGGGCTACCAGCTCGAATAGTTGCAGATCACAAGGTACGGGACGGTATAGCCGCAGTACGGAAACTGTTCCCAGCTATTTGGATTGATCCAGATACTACTGAGGACCTCGTAGAAGCGCTTAAAGGATATCGTAGGACTTGGGATGAGAACAAGCTGATGTTTTCTGATGTCCCCCTCCACGACTGGTGCTCAGACTATGCGGATTGCCTGCGTTATCTTGCAATTGCATGTACATCGTTGGGTGTGGTTGCGAAGAAAGCCATAGCACCAACACATGAAGATCCTGTGGTAGCAATGCTCACAGCAAGTGGATTCAATCTAGAGAATATGTTCGAGGATCGTGAGATTCCCGGACAGATCCTGCGGATTAACTAAGGTTTGTATGACCAATGAAGTAGCATCAGAAGACCGGCGCACTCCAGTCCAGATTTGGGCTGACGAGATTATTGCAGCTGAGAAAGAGCTCGAGAAGTTTCATAAACGAGCTCGTCAAGTTGTCAAGAAGTTTCTTGATGAACGAGACTTGCTCGTAGCAGCACAGAAGTGGTTCAATGTGTTCTATGCAAATACGAACATCCTTGAGTCCGCACTCTATGCCCAACTTCCAAAACCTGCAGTGTCTCGTAGATTTACTGACTACCAAGATGATGTCGGGAGGGTAGCAGCACTCATTATTGAGCGCTGCATTACTCAGGATCTTGATGATCCTACTGACTTGTTCGATTCCACGATGCGGCATTGCGTACAAGATCGTTTGGTAGCTGGTCTTGCGCAAGCTTGGGTTCGACTCGAGACAGACACCGAGGAGGTCAGTCTCCCCCCCACCCCAGGGAACGATGTTGAGGTTGAGGAAGAGAGCGAAGACAAAGAGCCTCTACGCAAGATAACTGCACAGCGCATAGTTATTGACTACATCTTCTGGGAAGATTTTCTTTGGAGTCCTTGCCGTGTCTGGGAGGAACGTCGCTGGGTAGGGCGTAAAGCATACATGACGCGCGAAGAGTTGGTTGAGCGCTTTGGTGATGCGGGCAAGCTAGCTCCATTGAACTACGAAGTCAAAGACAAAGCTAAGACTGAGGGTTCAACTCCCAAAGAAGATATCATCAAGAAAGCCATAGTCTATGAAATCTGGGATCGACTTAACCGTAAAGTTGTCTGGTATTCAAAAGGTACCACAAATCTCCTTGATGAGCGCGATGATCCACTTGGCTTGAAGAACTTCGAGCCTTGCCCGAGGCCTATGTTGGCAAATTGCTCTACGAGCAACACTGTCCCCCGCCCCGATCACTACATGATCCAAGACCAGTACATGGAGTTGGATCTAATCAATCAACGCATCTCACAACTGGTCAAGGCT